GTCATTCTATTAGGTCTGCTGATTCAGCTATTTTTAGTAGAGATGCTGGTGGTGAAACAGTTCAAGTTTGTAGAAATGCAGACAACGGACAATTTATTCAGTTTAGAGCAGATGGAAGTATAGTAGGAGATATTAAAAATACTGGTGGAACTGTGTCCCTTACTGGTTTCTCAGGTTGTCATGAAAGTAGTAGTTCTGATACTTTGGAAGTAGGAATGGTGGTAAGTACAATAGACGCAGAGCATAGTGAGAACCATGCTAAAGTAGAAATTTCTAATTCAGCTGGAGATAAAAGAGTCTATGGAGTTGTGTCTGATTTAGAAGGATTAGATGGTAGCAATGCAACTATTGCCTCCGTTGGTATATCGTCAATTAAAGTTACTGGTTCTTGTGTAGGTGGAGATTTACTAGAAAGTAATGGAGATGGAACTGCTAAAGTACAGAGTGATGATATTATTAGAAGTAAAACAATCGGAAAAGTAACAATGGGTAACTCAACTGAAGAAGTTAAGCTGGTTAGTTGTGTGCTTTATTGTGGATAATAATTAACAAACAAGGAGTCAATAATGGCAAAAAAAGAAAAGAAGCCAGTCTTGAACCTAGATGATAAAGAGTATATCATTGAGGATATGACTGATGAGCAAAAGATGATGGTAAATCATATTAACGATATTCAAAACAAACAGAATAGCAATCAGTTTATCGCTGACCAGTTATCTGTAGGTAAAGAAGCGTTTATCAATATGCTTAGAGAATCATTAGCTAAACCTGAAGAGGTAGAAGTAGCTTAATGTTGATTCGAAGGTGTGCTCAGGGTCATGATATTAAGGTATACAGGAATACTACTCCCGGTGCTACTCGTACAAAGAGTTACCCAGATGGTACAACTGAGACCCTGACATACCCTTCATCATATAAATACTTCTTAACTATAGATGGAGAAGTAGAAAGACGAAGTAATAGTTGGAAAACAATAGAAGAATTATATGTTAGTAAGTGCGAAGATAAACATACTACTAGTAATGGTAGAGTAATTGTTGGTAAGCATAAACTAGTAAACCATGTAATAACAGAAGTAGGAAGCTAAAATGTCTTTATATAAGTATACAGAGAAAGAAGCGGCTAATCTATTAATAGGTCAAAATGGCTTTGATGTAATAGCTGAACACGATACTAATGTTGTAAACCCAGATACTGGTTCTTGGATTGCAATACAAGCTTTGGGTAAAGACTCTAGTGGTACTACTGAGTTTTTAAAAATAAAAGTCACATCTAATATTGGAGACAATATAGATGCCTTTGTTAATTTAATACCCGGTGAAATACTATATGGTAACTTTAATGGCATAGTAAATCACACAGACTCAACAGCAGTATGCATAGCTTACAGAGGATAAGAAGAACCGAAAGGTTAAAGAATAGATTCAGAAATGCAAACAAGAAAACTGGAGCATGGTCATGGATAAAAGAAAAAATAAAAAAGATTTTAAAATTAAAAAACTAAAAACAGGAGACTTTGAAGTTGTTTATGATACGAGTTATAATATTAATGTTTACTACACTTATGTTTAGTAGTTGTTCAAACGGTTGGACAATTATGGGAATTGATACAGATATAGAAAATCCAATGTATACATTTGTTGAGGTGGTAGACCAAGATTCTACATCACATTTTTATTCAGACAACGTAAGATTTGATAGAGATATGTGGTGTTTTACGCATAACAGTTGGGAAATAGTTAAGAGGAAATGAGTGATGATGTCAAAACAGCTAGGAGTTATAGAGGTAGTGTTGTGGACGACAATGCTGTTGTCAGTATTAACCTCAAGTGGTTTGGACAAATTCTTATTTTGGTTGGCACTCTCGTGTATGGTTACTATAGGATTGAGACTAGATTGGGAACACTTGAAAATAGTCTTGCTGATGCAGATGAACGCATTGGGAATTTACTTGATAAACATATCGTGGAAGAAAGGATTGAACGAGAAGAGTTGGCAGAAAAAGTAAAGTTTTACGAAAAAGAAATAAACATCAATCCTTTGGGTTGGGGTAAAAAGCGGAGGAAGTAATGGACATGATGGCAATATATGGCGAAGCAGGAATGATAGGTATATGTGGAGCATTGCTTGTTTATTTAGTTATGTCATTGTCAAAGAAGTCAGAGTCTCAACAAGAGTCTTTGAAAGAATTAGAGGTAGAGAATAAAGGTCAGTCTGAAAGTATTAACAATATGGAAGGAATGATAATCAAATTAATTAGCAGATGGAATGAGTCAGACGCTGTAAGAGATAGAAGATATGAACAGATGATGGAGGCAGTATCAGATTTAGAAAAACAATTATCACGAATGGATGGTATTATGTCACGAATGAACGGAAATGGGAGACATTAATGGATAGCATAAAAGTTTCTTTAGGTAGCGTAGGTAGTGGAGCATTACTATTCATGGACTTACTTCCATACGTATTAGGTATTATAATTGGAATAATGAATATAATATATTTATATTATAAAATTAAAAAAACAAAGGAATCGTAATGGATATTAAAACAATGTTAGTTAAGTTGGCTGAAGAGCAAGCTGAAATAGTACAAGAGCAAGCAATAGGTCACATAGCATCAGATGATTTTTCTGATAAGATGGCTGAGATGTTAAACGATAAAATCAATATACCTTTTGTCAAAGAAGAAAAAGAAGGTAAGATGTTTAAAGAATTAGTAGAAGTTATCCAAGACCTAGTTATTGGATTGATGAAGGGTAAATAGTATGCCTGCCAAGAAAGACCCTAGATTGAAAAGAGCTGGAGTATCTGGATTTAATAAGCCTAAGCGTACTCCGGGACATCCTAAGAAAAGTCATATTGTTGTAGCTAAGGAAGGGTCTAAGATTAAAACAATTAGGTTTGGTCAGAAGGGAGCTAGTACAGCAGGTAAACCAAAAGCTGGTGAATCCAGAAGAATGAAAATGAAAAGAAAATCGTTCAAAGCAAGGCATGGTAAGAATATAGCTAAGGGTAAAATGTCTGCTGCTTATTGGGCGGATAAGGTAAAGTGGTAATATGAATAAAAAAGTTAAAGCTCCTAAAGGTTATCATTGGATGAAGTCAGGTAAGGGTCTTAAGTTAATGAAGCATAGTGGTGCATTTAAACCCCATAAAGGTGCTAGTCTTACTGCTGGGTTTAAAGTACAAATGAAACACTCTAAGCCTAAAAAGAAATAATGGCGTCAGCTACAAAAACAAAACCAGCTTTATGGAAACGAATAGTTTCTTCTGTTAAGGCAGGAACTAAAGGTGGAAGAAAAGGTCAATGGTCTGCACGTAAAGCTCAACTAGCTACTGCAAGATATAAGAAAGCAGGTGGTGGATATAAAGGAGCTAAGTCATCTAGTAATAGTTTGACTAAGTGGGGTAAGCAAAAATGGGACTACGTAAGTAAAGGTGATAAGAAAAAACCTAAGAAGAAACGTGGTCGTTACCTACCTGAGTCAGTTAGGAAAAGCCTTAGCCCTTCTCAAAAAGCAAGCACTAATAGAGCTAAGAAAAGAGCTACTGCAAAGGGAAAGCAAAAAGCTAAATATAGTAAATCAGTTGCAAAAAAAGTAAGGAGAGCATAATGCCACAGGGTAAAGGTACATACGGTTCAAAGAAGGGAAGACCTTCAAAAAAGAAAAAAGGTAAAGCGTTAAGCAAGAAACAAAAGGCTCTACCTAAGAAGCTTCAAGCTTTAATAATGAAGAAGAAGAAGAAGAAATAATGCCTAGATTTGGGAAGACAAGTAAGAAAAGATTAAAAGGTGTAGACGATAGGTTAGTTAAAGTTCTTAATGAGCTTATTAAAATTATGGATGTTACTATAATAGAAGGTTTACGCACAAGTGAAAGGCAAGAAGAGTTATTAAAAAAAGGAGCTACTAAAGTAAAGTACTCTAAGCACATGGAAGGTAAAGCTGTAGACCTATCTCCTTATCCTATAGATTGGAAGAATAGAGACGGGTTTCACTATATGGGCGGAATGATTAGAGGGATAGCTAAACAACTTGATATTAAGGTTCGTTGGGGTGGAGACTGGGACTCTGACGGAGATGTTAAAGATAATGGATTCGATGACTTGGTACATGTGGAGATACTTGATTAATGCCTAAACA